CAATGGCGTCAAGGCTCACGAGCTCAGCGGCAGCAACGAGGCGGCCCAGTTCCTCGAGACGCGGCAGTACCAAGTCATCGAGATCTGCCGGGCGTTCCGTGTGCCGCCGCACATGATCCAGGATCTGACACGCAGCACGTACAGCAACATCGAGGTGCAGGGCACGGAGTTTGTGCAGCACTGCCTGCTGCCGCATTTGAAGCGGTGGGAGGCTGCCATCTCGCGCGATCTGATCGTGGACGATGAAACATATTTCGCCGAGCACAGCGTGAGCGGCTTGCTGCGTGGCGACCACGCCAGCCGGTCGGCCTACTACGTGTCGGCCCTGCAAAACGGGTGGATGTCGATCAACGAGATCCGCGAGCTGGAGAACCTGAACCCAATCGGGCCAGAGGGCGACCGCCACTTCGTGCAGCTGAACATGACAACGCTGGACAAGGTGGGCCAGGAGCCAGCACCGGAGCCGATGCCCGCGCCCGTCGCGGAAGTGGAAGACTCACCGGAAGACGATACCGAGGACCAGGCCGAGCAGGAGGACAACACCAATGGAAATTGAACGCCGCGACTTTGCCTTCGACGAGGGCGACGAGCTGGTGGTCGAGCAGCGTGCCGATGGCCGCGCCGCCATCGTGGGGTACGCCGCCGTGTACAACCGGCTCAGCCTAGACCTCGGCGGGTTCCGCGAGGAAATCATGCCGGGTGCGTTCGACAAGATCCTGACTCGCCAGCGTGGCAAGCAGGACGTTGTCGCCTTGTTCAACCACGACAGCAACATCGTGCTAGGCCGCACGTCCTCGGGCACGCTGGAACTCTCCAGCGATGACAAGGGGCTGCGGTATGTGGTGACGCCGCCCGTGAGCCGGGCCGACGTGCTCGAGCTGATCCAGCGGCGCGACGTTCGCGGCTCTTCGTTCGCGTTCACGGTGGAAGCCAAGAACGAATCATTTCGCACTGGCGAGGACGGCAAGGCCGTGCGGCAGATCCGCGAGGTGAGCGGACTGTACGACGTGGGGCCTGTGCTGGTGCCTGCGTATCCGCAGACCTCGGCCAGCGTTGCCATGCGTTCCTACGAAGCGTGGCTGGCATCGCAGACGCCGGCCGAGCCCGAGGCTGTGGCGGAAGTTGCGAAGCGGTCCCTAGTTCGTGACGCCGCCACGGCGTGGGCGCTGAGGCTTCGACGTGTCTGAAGCACGCTGCACATGCGGCGAAAAACTCCGGTGCCGTTCCAGCCGTGCGTGCGGTGACGAGCGGCAGCGGTATCTGCGTTGCCCGAGGTGCGGGGCTCGCGCGGTTGCGTTTGTAAAAACAACACTTTCGCAGATCCGCTTCTGCAAGGTGCCACGCCCGTAGTGGCATTGTGGACTCCATCGGCAATACCGCCGGCGGAGACAATCCACGTGGACAACCTCAAGCGACTGCAGGACGAGGCCGTTAACCTCGCCAACCGTATCGACGCCGTGCGTGCGATCGAGAGCACCGATGCCGACAAGATCGCGGAGCGCGATCTTGAACTCGAGACGCTCAACGCCGATGCGTCGAAGCTCGCCAAGAAGATCGACTTCGAAAAGTCGGTTGCCGACTCGGCCAAGAACCTGCGGGCGGTGGTTGACCGCTGTGCCCCGGCTCCCGAAGTGACCGAGGAGCGGAGCGAGAAAGTCCGCATCGAAGCGGTTCCGTTCTCGGGTCGGCTCCGTGCGTTCAAGTCGGCGGAAGACGCATACAAGACCGGCATGTGGTTCAAGGCTCGCTCGGGTGATGCCGAAGCTCGCCGGTGGTGTGCCGATCACGGCGTCGAGGCTCGTGCTCAGGGTTCGACCGGCAGCACCACGGGTGCGGCCTTCGTGCCCGATGTGCTCTCTTCGACCGTCATCCGCCTGGTCGATGAGTACTCGGCCTTCGCTCAGAACGCCACAAACGTGGTGATGCCGAGCGACGTGCTGCTGTTCCCGCGACGGACCGCCGGTGCCACGGCCTACTGGGTGGACGAGAACACGGCCATCACGGCCAGCGACCCGACCTCTAACCAGGTCACACTGACCGCCAAGAAGGTCACGGGTGCGGTGACGATTGCGAGCGAGCTCCTCCAGGACTCGATCGTGTCGATTGCCGACTGGATCGCCGCCGAGCTCGGGCTGACGCTCAGCAACGCCGTGGAAGCGGCTGCGTGGAGCGGCAACCCATCCAACGCCCCGGCGGTGGCTGGCCTTGTCACGACCCACACGGGCGGCCTCCTGGCCTCCTCGGCTGCCACCTATGCGGCGTCCCTTGTGACGGCCGCCGGTGACACGCCCGACGAGGTGACGAAGGCCAACCTGCTGGCGATGATGGCTGCGGTTCCGCAGCACAGCCGGCAGGGTGCGAAGTGGTTCTGCAGTCCCTTCTTCTTCTCCAGCTGCATGCAGGCTCTCGACCTCGCCCAGGGCGGGTCGGTCGGCCTCTCGCAGGGCATGGGTCCGACCTTCCTCGGCTCGCCGGTGGTTCTCACCGACCGGCTCCCGAGCGGTGGGGATTCGACGGGTGCCATCATGGCGCTGTACGGCAACATGGCCAACAGCTCCTACTACGGCATCCGCCAGGGCATCGAGATCGCATCGAGCGATCAGGTGAACTTCCTCAGCGATCAGACAGTGATCCGCGCAGTTGCCAGGGTTGCAATCACCCATGCAAACCTCGGCACCTCGACCGTGGCCGGCCCGATCATCGGCCTGGTCGGTGCGTGAGCCTGACGGCTTGACGAGATGTGCAAACTGGGCGGGCCGCTCCACTACGGGGCGGCCCGCTCTCTTTGTTGAGGTAGCACATGCTGGTCAAGGTAGGTGGCACGGAGTGTGACATCCGGGTTGAGGCCGTGATGTCGATGCCTAGGCTCGGGTTTAACGACAACTGGTTCGGATGGGCTCAGGCCCTCATGCCGCTCGGCATCCGGCCCACGAAAATGACGGGAGCCTTCTGGGGGCAATGCCTGCAGCGTGTGTGCGAGCAGTTCGTGGATTCGTGCGAGTACCTGCTGACGATCGACTACGACACATTTTTCACGAAACAAGATGTCGAGCAGCTGATGGCGATGGCGATGACGTTTCAGTGTGACGCCATCACGGGCCTGCAGACGAAACGGGAAGACGGCCGCCCGATGCTCACCCTGAAGGGGATGCTGGACAACCCGCCCGAGGACGGCAAGACAAGCCTGCCCATGAGCTGGTTCGCTGAGCCTGTTCAGGAGGTGGACAGCGCCCACTTCGGATGCACGGTGATCTCCACGGCAGCCCTGAAGAGGACGCCCAAGCCGTGGTTCTTGGGCGTGCCCAACGCGGACGGCGAGTGGGGCGCAGGCCGCACCGACGACGACATCTTTTTCTGGAAGCAATTCCGCAAGGCTGGCAACCGCGTGTACGTGACGCCCCGCGTGGTGCTGGGCCACGGCGAGTACGTGGTGAGCTGGCCCGGCAAAGACTTGGGCAAGCCGGTTTTCCAGTACAGCACCGACTTTTGCAACACGTCAAAGAAGCCTGAAACTGCATGGAGTGTGCCCGAATGAAGAAAATCAAATTTGTACGGTCGTGGCGTGCGTACCGATCGGGCCAGGTCGCGGAGATCTCTGGCGGGCTCGCCACGCAGCTGCTCGCCCAGGGCGTGGCCGTCGAGGATCGCCAGCAACAACTGATCGAGACGGCCGCCGTGGAGCCCGAGGCGGAGACGGCAGACGCCACCCCGAGGAGAGTAAAGCGTGCAGTACCGAAGCCTCGTACGCCAGACCGCTCCGGCCGTTGAGCCCGTCACGCTCGCGGAGGCGAAAGCCCACCTGCGTGTCGATACGGCCGACGATGACACATACATCACGGGCCTGATCCGCGCGGCTCGTGAGTGGTGCGAGCAGTATCTCGACCGCACGCTCGTGCATACGCAGTGGGTGATGCGTTTCGACAAGTTCCCGCCAGACGGCACGCACGACATCGAGCTTCCGCGCCCGCCGATCGTGGCCAGCGGCACGGCGACGGCGGTGGCCCTGACGTTCACCTACGAAAACGGCGACACCGCCACCTACAGCACGGCGAGCTACCGCGTGGACCGGGCGAGCACGCCGGGGGCTGTGAAGACTCTTTACGGCCAGACCTGGCCGCCGCACCTCCAGGATGACAACGCCATCAGCGTGACGTGGTGGGGCGGCTACGGGCCGAGTGGCTCAGACGTGCCGCAGTCCATCCGCCACGCCATGCTCATGCTCTGCAGCCACTGGTACGAAACACGCGGCGCGACCCTTGCAACCGGGGCCGTGCCGCAGGACGTGCCATTTGGCGTCGTGTCGCTGCTCGATTCGATGAAGTGGGGATCGTACCGATGATCGACCCGGGCAAGCTCCGCGAGCGCGTCACGGTCCAGATCGCCAGCGGTGCCACCAATACACTCGGCGAGACTGTGCTGTCGTGGAACAACTCCACGGCCGTGTGGGCGAGCGTCGAAGGTGTGTCGGCCCGCGAGGCCCTGGCAGCCGGCCAGCAAGACACGACGATCACGCACCGCGTGCGGCTGCGTCACCTGCCAGGCCTGACGCAGCAGATGCGGCTTGCGTGGCGATCTCG